ACGTAATCCAGCTGCACGTGAAAACACAGTGATAATGTCGTCATACGTAGTTTCATTGAACTTACCAACGTTGGACAACTGAGCAGAAACACCAGCCGACGCCACGCTGTCGGAAACATAAACACCAGACCCGCTACGAGCACTATCAGCAACAGTTCTATTGTAAAGAGCCTTAAAGAAAGACTCAACAGAAGCCATCGGTGAAATTAAATAAGAACGCAAAAGCACCGAAGTAAAGTTCGCTGAAACACCAGCAGCCAACATAGCATAGAACGACGGATCATCAAGAGCCTTCACAACAGCCGCTTCTTGCTGATCAAACACATCATCAAGAATACGTGAAAACTCATCCTCTGACAACCTTATAGCCGAATCAGTTTTCATCTCCCATTCAACAAACGACGAGTTTGTTAAATCAGCGAACGACAAACCTAAAGGGTACAACTGCTTACCCTCCAAATCCTCAAGCTCACTTGGAGAATCAGCAGCACTCGCCTCAATCATCTGAGTACCCACCACCGTACCGGCCTCAACAAACGCACCCTCCTCAGGAGAAAACTCTGTAGCCTGCGTCTGCCGTGCCTCAGAAGCCTGAACGTCCAAAGGAACACCAGACTGCATCCCCGTATCCTGATTCATAGGCTTCTCAGTGTTAGCAATAGGAGTCTGATTCGGATTAGCAAGCAGTGAATCAGCCACATCAGACACAACACGCTTACGACCAGATGCCTCTCTATACTCATTAGCGCTTATAAGACCAGCCTGAAACTCAGACATGTAATAAGTCTCACGCTCATGCTTTGCGATTATAAGAATAGGCACATTTGAAGTATCGAAATCTATGTAATAAGAATCATCAAGTTTATCAAACGATCTCGCTATAAGAGCAAGATGTGGAGACATTGTCTCCATCCAGAAAACCTTACCCTCTTCAAGAGCGTTGCTAAAGGTTCGCCCAGCGCTGTTGCCTATGATAGATTCCGGCACACCGAACGCTGCCAGAATCTCCTCTTTTGTGATAGTGCGCATCTGAATGTAAGCCGCATCACGTGGGGATGCTGCGGTGTCAACGAAGTCGGCACCATCATCAGATGAAATAACTCCAATAGACCCGGCTCTGGCAATGTTACCTCTGAACCTAGAGCGTAGCTCTTCCTTGTCTTCTTCTGCGATCTCACTACGTAAAACTAGGAGACCTCCAGGGCGGCCGTCGTTGAGAAGAAAGTTTCGATTATAAATCTTAGCTAGATTCTCTAACTCGATAGCAACACCAGCAGCCTCCATCGGGGTCATCGACAAGTAAGGATCAAGCGGGTGAGGCCGTCTAATCCAAATCACATTCTCAGGTTTAATAGTGCGTTTTTCGCTAGGAGTTAGCCTAACTTCAAATCCCTTAACAAACTTGTTGACATCTGGGATAGGTGAAGTGTGCTGAGGGGGAAGAAGATGAAGAGCAATAGGCATGCCCCCGTTACCACGCACAATCTCAACAAACGCCCCTCGGCTACTCATTAGTAGCTGTGAAGAAAGTCGATATCTAAAGGCGAACGCGTTTTCACCCATATTAGAAGTGTTGTTGAAAATGTTAAGCAGTCTAGAGTCGTTTACAATCTCACCGAAAGGATTGTTGTCTTTGCGGAGAATAACTGGAAGCATTGCCTGATTAGATGCAATCACATCGATGCACCTAAACACCCATGTGACCTTACGCATGCCCTCAGAATATGCTTTTGTTATATCCCAAGTGTCGTGGTAACCACCACCACCGTTGAAAATGTTGTAGGCGGTAGGAGCACCAACTGAAACAGTTGCTGCTTTTTTACCTCCAGCAGACAAGTCAATTGACTTGTTAGATGAACTATTCCACGCCATTACTCAGCCCCTAAAAGGTAACCGTAAACACCGCATCCAATACCAGCACAAGCTAAGCCTACACCCAAATTAACTATACTAATACCAACACCTATCAAGACTATGCCGATTAACATTAGGCAGTGAGCAGCGACCACACGCTTGAGAAAAGAAGACATACCAATACTTTACAACTAAAACGCTTAGGACACAAGCAGAATGTTAGAAGCTCACGAAAACTGGGATAAGATAAGAGAGTTTTTAGAACCAAAACGATCTTCATATTGGATAGAAGAACCGTCTCTTACGCAAAAAGTTTTCTTGAAAAGCATGCACAAGGAAGTTCTATTCGGAGGAGCAGCAGGTGGAGGAAAGGCGGTTCAAGTAGATACAATTATACCGACACCTCATGGATTTAGAATGATAAAAGATATTCACCCTGGTGATGAAATCTTTGGATCGGACGGTAATGTCTACTATGTGCTGGCAGAATCAGAAATTCATCAAAAGCCGACATACAGAATCACGTTTGATGACGGCTCAACCATAAATGCTGCAAATGACCACGAATGGCTAACATATACAGCCGCTGAACTATCAGCACTAACTAGGAGATCAGATGAATATCGTGCAAAGCGTAGATCAGAAAGACAATCAAGAGCGACACATTCTCAAGGTGCTCACAAATCGCTGGCAGTGGCAGAAAGAAATCGTGTTCAGTCAGTAAAAAACCGTAAAGAGAGGCCATGCGGAGCTATACGAACTACAGAAGAAATAGCAAAAACGCTTACAGTGAGCAAGGGGAGAGCTAATCATGCGGTGCCAGTAGCGCAGCCATTGTCATTACCGAACACTCAACTTTTAATTGACCCATATACGCTAGGAGCGTGGCTTGGGGATGGCTTATCAAGGTATGGTGCCATATGTGGAGAAGATCCTGAAATTTTGGATGAGTGTCCCTACACTATAAAGTCAGCAAGACGCACAATTTACAATAATCCGAAATTTCGTGTAGTTTTATTTGAAGAACTAACCAATCTGCTAAGAGATTCTGGGTTAATTCGTAATAAGCATATTCCGCATGAGTACCTGTGGGCATCTGAAGAGCAGCGTCTAGCCTTACTACAAGGTCTAATGGACACTGATGGTAACGTGTCAGGAACAAGTGTCGAGTTTGTTAACACCAACAAAAATCTTGTAGAAGGCGTGGCACACCTTGCTCGTTCGTTAGGGATGAAAGTAAGGGTGCGTGAAGGAAGAGCAAAGCTATACGGTAAAGACTGTGGGCCAAAATGGACTGTAAAGTTCACGGCTAATCGTATTGTATTTAGGCTCCCGAGAAAGGCAAATGCCCAGCAACTATCTGTTAGACGAACTACACAATTTAGATACATAAAAGAAGCAGAATTTATTGGCACTCAAGATGTTAAGTGCATAAAAGTAAGTTCACCAGATAGCTTGTTTTTATGTGGTGAGCATTTCATTCCAACACACAACTCGTCAGCATTAATCATGGCGGCGCTACAGTTCTGTGATGTACCTGGCTACAGCGCAATTCTGTTCAGACGGACATACGCCGACTTAGCGCTCCCCGGTGCTTTGATGGACCGATTTATAGCCTGGATATCAAACTTTGATGACGTAAGCTGGAACGCTAACCAGTACACTGCTACATTCCCTAGTGGAGCACGTGTAACATTCGGATATTTAAATAATATAAACGACTACCTGCGGTACAAGGGCTGCACCACACCATCAACTGACGTGCTTACAGCGTCAGGATGGAAGCCTATTGATCAAATACAAGTTGGCGAACTTGTGGCATCAATGAATCCCGAATCACGTGAATGGGATTATCAACCAGTCACCCATGTCTGGGAATTCGACCATGACGGACCAATATACAGTCCACGTGGAGGCTCAGACTTGTCGTTTGAAGTAACTGACAATCACTCATGGTGGGTTTCGACTCAACGTGTTAAAACACTACGGAAATATAGAACTGACAGTCTACCTAAAGTCGCACGTTTTCCGCAAGCCGCCAAATTCACTGGCGGAGTCTACCCCGGTGCCATGCACTTTCCAAGGTCTACAAGAGGTGCCCAAAAATCTAAAGATTTGGTTTTTACGGCTGAAGACTGGGCAACATTTCTTGGATGGTACATCGCAGAGGGTTGCTGTGATAACGGCACGATAAACATCGCCCTGCATACATCTCATAGCAAAGACCACAAGGATAGTCTGCGTCTTCTACTTGAGCGTTCTGGAGCGTTTGTCAGAGAAACAGATAGAAATCTAACATTTTGTAACTCTAAGCTTGATAACTGGCTTACAGAACACACAGGTATAGGTGCTTACAATAAGAGAATACCTGATGAAGTGTTCTCATGGCCGACTAATCTTGCTAAGGCCGTGCTGAACGCTCTAGTAGAGGGCGATGGAACCTGGCGCACGCCCACAAGCGGACATTTTGTCACTGTGTCAACAGAATTAGCAGATAACGTCATGCGGCTAGCCCAACATTGTGGGTTTAGAGCCACCCTTGACGTACGCCAGGATCAAACAACCACACCAGACGGCAAGTTGCATAAAGTTCAATCTTACCATGTGTATCTGTTACACAAAGTTGATAAGGACACAGGTATAGGCTTGAACTTTGACAACAAGCCAATTATCAGCAAACATTACACCGGTAAAGTGTATTGTTTAACTGTACCGCCCAATCATACGTTTCTTACTCGCCACAACGGTAGAGTGGTGTGGACTGGAAACAGTGAATTCCAATTTGTAGGTGTCGATGAGGTCACTGAAATCCGTGAGTCTGACTATAGATACATGTTCTCTCGTTTGCGACGCCCGTCAACCGGCCCATTAGCATCAGTTCCACTACGAATGAGGGCTGCTACTAACCCTGCACCTAACTGGGTTAGACAAAGATTCCTTGTGGAAGGCAAAGAAGCAGGACGCATCTTCATACCATCAAAACTTACAGATAACCCTGGAATCGACCCAGACTCCTATAGATCAGTTCTAGCAGAACTGGACCCAATCGAACGTAACAGACTTGAATTCGGTGACTGGTGGGCAACCACACTTGGATCAATGTTCGACAGATCAAACTTCATTACCCTAAGTGAACAAGAACTACCAGAGTTTAAGTCAAGTGCAACCATTGTACGATTCTGGGACTTAGCAGGAACAGAACCATCCCCCTCAAACCCTGACCCAGACTGGACAGTTGGAGTTCTTGGATTATTCCAAGACGGCGTGTTCTATATACTTGATGTACGTAGGATAAGAGCTAAAGGCGACAAGGTTGAAAAGTTCATACGAGAAACAGCCGAAGACGACGGCCCTGAAATCTCCATATACATGGAGCAAGAACCAGGCTC